TGAAGCAGCAGGGAGCCATCTGAACGCAAAAAAGCCCGCCCGGGATCTCCCGGGCGGGTTTTCTGCGTCTATGCGGTTTTAGACCTTCGCAGTGTAGTCCAGAGAGATCCAGCCGGCACCGCTTTTCAGTTTGCCCCATTTCGAGGCGCCGGGCCCTTCGGCCTCTGCGGTGATGGTGTAGATCCCTTTGTCCTTGATGGATCCGTTGGTGCCGTAGTTTGTGCCCGGCCCTTTGCGGATGTTCAGCTCGTCCGTCGTGACGCGGACACGGTAGGCGGTAGCTTTCCCGCCCGCTTTGATGTCGGCGGCGTCGACCCACCCGTAAACGGTGGAACTGCTGCCGGCGGTTGCCTTCAGATGGTAGGGGTGGGCCTTCCCGGGGGCGACGGCTGTGACCTTTGCTTTGCCGGGTTTGCAGGTCTTGGCCGCTGTGGCCGTGGATCCTGTGTAGTGCTTCGTGCCGGTGAACTCCACCTCGTCGCCGACCTTCAGATCGGCAGCGCCAGCGTCGGGCTTCTGGCCGCCCCCGGTTTCGCCTGCGGGGCTTCCGAGTCTGCGGTTTACCTCTGCGGCGATCTCCCCGTGGCGCTTGTAGAGGTAGTCGCCCGGGCAGGCTTTCGCGGCGTAGTCGCGGTGCACGGTCATGTTGCAGCCGTTCAGGTGGTTGACGCGGTCGGTCTTGCTGGTAGACCAGACCAGCCGTTTGATCCCGTTGCGCTTGCAGATGTCGGTCACGAGATCCAGCAGCGCGGCGTATGCCTTGGCAGAGACAGGCCAGTCCGGGGCGCCTCCGTTGTTGGCGACCTCAATGGTGACGGCCCTCTGGTCGTTGGCGCCGGACGAGGTGCACCACGAGCGGTTTGCCTCGTCCACATAGAGGGCGACGCGCCCATCTGTGCCGACGCCGTAGTTGCTGGACGCCTGCCGGGAGGTGGATGCGAACAGGTTGCCGCAGGTCTCGACGGACAGGTTGCCGGCCATACAGTGGATCGTGATAGCGGAAAACGGAGCCGCGGTCGGCTTTCTTGAGTGCTTTTTTCATGGTGTTGCTCCTTTCGCTTTTGGAGGCCGCCCTTTCGGGTGGGCCTGTATGTTTTGCAGGGACTCGCCGGCGCGGATCCGGCTGTCACAGTGCGGGCAGATATAGCCCGACTTTGGGATCTTGGCGTATAGGCTCACATTCCAGTGAAGGCCGCAGCCGACGCACTTGGCTGTCACGAGCTCCCACCTCCTTCCGATGCCATCGCAAGGAAGAACGCCCGCCGGATGCGGTCGCGGTACTTCTTGCGGACTCTGGCCCGCTTGGCGTGGAGCGCATAATGGCGCCACTTCGGAGGTGCGCAGGCTGTGGCAATAGTGTCCCACGCTTCGGAGACGAAACTGGCGAGCTTGCCGATGACATCGGCGGCCCACTTCACCAGCGCTTGACGGCTTCGACTATGGTGTCGAAGGCGTCGAGGATCCTCTGCATTGTCTCGGGGTTGAGCTTCAGCCCTGACGCCGCGTCCGTTATTCGCTCAATAGCATCCGGGTCAGCGGTAGGGAAGCGACTGGTCACGACATCGGCGAGGGCTGTGTGGGCGTCTCTCGCCCGCTGTGCGGCCTCGTAGTCGCCGGGGCTCATGCTGCCGTCGTAGATGTAGGGGTCGGGCTCGTCCCCGGCACCGTCTGCCAGCTTCTCGCTGAATGGGAGTCCAACGGCTTCGGCGGCCTTGCGAGCCTCCTTGATGCTGGTCTGCGCCTCCTCGATGTCGTAGCGGCTTGCGATGTCGGCAGCGTGCTTGTTCTGTGCCCTGAAGGCGGCCATGTTGGCCTCGCGCTGGATTTTCTCTGCGATGCCGTTTTTGTTCGACTTGTAGGCTTTGCAGAACGCGGTCTTGTCTCCGTCGAACTCCATGTACGCGGCTTCGATTACGGCGTAGAGGTCAGCGGTGGGGTAAATGCCTGTTAGTTTCTCAAACTCTTGGATCATCATGGTGGTGTACTCCTTTCATGTTTAGCCCGGCGTTGCCGGGGATCTTGGTGTGGGTGCCCCTTCAGAAAACAAAAACACGGCCGCCGACTTGCTCAGAAGCCCGCGCAGGTGCGCGGCTTGTCCATCTTTGCCGTCGTGGTCGTGTTGTAGTTTCTCATGGTGGGCTCTCCTTTCTTCGGCCCGGCTTTTGCCGGGTGTTCTTGTCTACTGTGTCGGGGCTGCTGGTGCTGCCTTCTTGCCCCTGCGCTTGAAGTTTTCACGGAGCCGCCTCTCGGCGAGCTCTGCGTTGTACCCCTCGCGCTGGTTTTTGTCCAGCTCGCCGGTCGCGCCGCGCTGGAGCTCTTTGTAGATCGTGGTGTAGTGGACGGATAGGCGGGCCGCGATGTCGGCCGGCCGGTCTCCGTTCAGATGCCACGCCTCGATCTGTTTCCTGTCCTCGAAGGTCAGGTAGTGGTATCTCGCCGTTTTTCTCACCTCCGTCCTCGGGGTCGTTCTGTGTTGATATAAAAAGAAAAATGCACAGCGGACTCGGTTGAGTCTCTGTGCATTTAATAATAATGGATGCGGTCGTTTCCTACGGCTTGTGGTAGGGTATTCCAGGCAAAGGGACGGTTCTCCTGCCGGATAGGGCTCGACAGTGAAAACCGTCCCTCCGTCTGCCTCCGTCCGAAAAGGAAGGACCTCGGCAATTGCCGAGGTCCTTTTGTCTTAGTCTTTTCTCTTTTTTACGTCGGCCTCAGAGCCCTCGACCACTTCAAAGACTTCGGGCGGGAATAAATAGGACTCGTCAAGCTCGGTCATGATACGGTACCAGCCTTTTTCAATGGACAAAACCTCATAAGCTTTATCCTTCTCAATAGCCGGCGTATCCCGAGCAATATATTTTACCTTCAATCCAACCACTCCTTTACAAAAAAGTCAAATTTGCCAATTCCGTCACATTGCGACCAATGAACTTCTGCACGTCGATCGCCGTCAGGTGTAGATAAAACACCAAACCCTTTTGCGTGTTGCCAGTCTTCAGGTTTACCGCCATAAAGGTCGGCATATTGGGCTGCGCGTCTGTACGTTGTGCGTCTACCCTTACCCGCAAAAACTTCAACATTTTGAATCTTGGTTCCTTCGGCGAAGTGATACACTTCTCCAGTCACAAGGTCCATAACATCGTAGTTAACCGCCTTGGCACCAAGAGACCTGCCTATGCCAATTGTACCACGTTTGGGCTCGTCCGTAAAGGGGGATTCGCCGCCTTCTGTGGGGGTATCCGCTTCCGCCAACGCTGTCTCCCCACCCTGCCCGCGGGCGATCTTATCCAGCATGGCCTTGATATCCTCATCAGAGAGGGAAGCCAGGGGAGTGGTGGGGTCTTGGGTCATTTCCCGGGCCAGGCGGGAGAGAATTTCCTGGGCGCTTTGTTGGACAGGGCGCGAGGAGATCTCCGGGACCAGTCCGTCCGGGCCGAGGTCTTCTGTGCGGGAAGAGGCCATCTCCTCCGCCAGCTTGCGGAGGACCTCCAGGTCGGAGGCTTTTCCTGTGGATGCGGAGGCTTGGAGGTTGACTTCCGGGGGAGTTTGGGGTATAATACCAATGGGCAGTGGGGATTGTGTCCCAGCGTCGCCATCGGCGGCAAGGCTGGTTTGAGTGGCACTTTCCCTGCTGCTCATCTTTATGATGTTACCGCGAGAATCCACAACCTCATGCAAATAGAATCGATTTTTACTAGTTCGTTTTACTACAGCGGCAACAAACACTGTCTCTTTATCCAGCTTTACCGGTGCAGCGAAAACATACCCGTCGTATCCGCGTCCCTTCCAGTTCTCTTGGAAATCAATTTGTCGTCCTTTGCGAATAACTTCCGGGATTGACGGAATCACCATTGCCTTTGCCACTCCCACCCCATGGCTCAGATCATCTTTTACGCTACGGTCATTGATTTCCACCTCCCCAAAACCAGCTCTGTTCACAACACCCTTAATGTAAGAGAACAACGCTCTGGCCTTTTCTGCCATCGTTCTCCCGCCAATGTTCTCAACTGCCGCCGAGGATACCTTCGCTACCGGGGCATCTTTGTCGAGGGTAGAAATATTCTCCCCAAGTTTCTGAATTACAGTATAAGCATCCCTATCAGACGCGCGTTTCTGCGCCCCCTCCGCGGGGGCATTTTTTATATTCACTACAGGTCTTTGAGCCGCGGAGGTATCCGGGGCGCTCTCCAGTCCTGAGTCGATGACCGCCTGGTAAACGCCGTCCATGCTCTTCAATCCCCGGTGGAAATCCCGTCCTACCGCCCGATTTTGGTACATATCAATGGCAACGCTCCCCCCGGCCATGGTGCCGCCGGATATCGCGCCGCCCAAGGCGTCCACACCAATGGCGGCGGCCTGGTCTCTCATGGCGCACCAAAACGCCTGATTTTCGTCCATGCCCTGGGCCCGGTACGCCGCAATGGTCTGCCGCCATTCCGACTGGTCCCGGCTTACCATCACATCGGCCACCCAGTTGATCACGTCGCTGGCGGCTTCCTCGCTGCCCTCGGCAATGATGTTCTGGAGCACATAGCCCAGGCGGCTTTTGCTCAGCGAGGTCATGTCCAGCAGGGATTCCAGGCTCACCTTCTCGGTCAGGATCTCCGCTACCCCGGCAATGGCGCCCAGAGTAAGGGCCTGACGGTTGGAAAGGCCCCGGTTCAGCGCGCTTACCGTCGTGTCGGCGGCGGCGCCGCTGCCCATAATACCCAGGGACAGGTTGGAGGCCACCTTACCGCCGCCGGAAAAGTTGCCTGTGCCCCCGGCGGTGAAAAGGAAGTCCGCCATGCTCATGCCAGTCTGATAGCCAAAACTGCCAACCGGGCCCCACCTTTCCTCCGCCATCTTGGCTACCTCGCCCCGGGTGGTGTTGACGGCGTTTGTGATGTCCATGGCCGCGGTGTTGATGGGCACATAGGTTTTGGGGTGGCTGGGGTCGCTGCGGCCAATGCCGGACAAGAGCGCCCCGGCATATTCCATCCCCTGGAGCGGTTTCACAAGCACCGTGCCCAGAGAGGCCAGCCCCGGGTTCTCCCGGGCTGCTTTTTGCCGCTCTTCCGCTTTGACCCGGGCTTCCGCTTGGGTCTTGCGTCGGTTCTGATACTCCGCCATGCGGCCATAGTCATACCCGGCTTCCTTCATCTCGTCCGCCAAGGTCTGCTGTTGGCGCTCCAACTGGTGGATAAACTGGGAGATGTTGGTGTATGTCCCATCGGCAGGGATAGAATCGTCGTCGCCGTACAGGGCATAGCTGCGGATGGCCTCGGGAGTAATACCATACTCCCGGGCCAACCGCTCTTTGGCTTGCAGGACCGCGCCGGGCTCACCCCCGGAGCCGGGATTTTGGGCGTCCGCCGCCACCCGCTGAGCCATGCCGATTACGTTCTGGAGTTCCCCGATGCTCAGATTCTTTTCCCACATCGGGCGGTCCTTGAGGAGTCGTTCACGCTGTTCCTCGTTCTCGGTGACGTAGTACGCGCCAGCCACCTTGTTTTGCCGATCCAGCAGCCGCCCCAGATTCCCAGCTTTTCCCGCCGTTGCCTTTTGGTCTACGGTCTGTATGGAATCTCTGGATGCCGCATAGGTGGATGCAACGGGGTGCTTGTCCGTTGCCGTCTTAGTCCCGCCCCATGCGGCGGCGTAGCCCCCGGCGGCCTTGTCCCGTGCCAGTGTGTCTTTCCGCACCTCGCTCTCCGCGGCGGCTACCTGCTTGTTTACCTCGGCGCTTTGTTTCAAGATGACCTCCGATGCTTTCGGGTTGAATGCCCGCTCTGCCGCCAACCGCATGGTGGGGCTTTGCGCCGCCTTTTGGGCCATGAGGGGCTGAAAGGTGCCGGAGGGCTGTCCGTTTAAGATCCCGCCGCGGTTTACTGTCTGTGCCGCCAGGGAAATCCGTTCCTTTGCCGTCATAGTGGGCAGAACGGGGGCGGAGATCTGTCCGCCCCCGCTGATTTGTCCGGCGGCTGTTCGTATGCGTTCCTTTGCCGTCATAAGTGTTTCCTCCTATTGATCGAGGCCCAGCAGCTTTGTCAGCTCCTTCGTTTGCTCCTCGCTCAGCTTTGCGATGTTGGCGTAAACAAACATGATCGCCCCGTTTCTGTCGCCCTGACTGAGCATAGTCTTGACCCTCTGGGTCAGTCCTGTGTAGATCGCCGGAGGCATGGGGTCCCGCGGCTCTTCCTCTTCAGGCGGCGTTGGTGTATCCTCGGTTCTCCTGTAGGCATCTTTGCCATAATTGGCGATCTGCTTACGGGTGAGG